CAGCATAACGATATGGCTTTGGCATCTCTCCACCTTGTGCAGCAGAAAGGGCGTTCGAACTCATATTACGCTCTTGAGTCGTGAATGGAATCTGTGAGTGATGCTCGAGTTCCCATTGTGCTGGAAACAACTCGACCATTTCTCATGGTTGACGCTGCTTCTGGAGAAGTAACAGAATATGAAGAAGTAATTCTGCATGCTGGTCCAAGTTTTTCAGCACCTGTCTGCATTGGAGCACGGCGTGCTTTTGCTCCCATAACTGTTGGGTCTGCTGCTTGTGTGCTCTTCTTAGGAATTAACTTTCCACGAACTGCACCTACAGATAGACGAGCACTTGACGCATTTAGCATGTCACTAATTGCATCAGGAACTTCAACTGAAACTTTTTTATCAAGGCTACCCATTGTGCTGCTTGACGCACCTGCACGACGACGCATAGCCTGACCCATGCTTCTATAATCTGACATTTAAAACTCCTTTGCTTACGTTAATAATACTCTTTTTTACTTTGCTTCAATGCTAAAAACGATGGCAGAAATTTCTCCATCACGGCTCTCGATGGTTGTAAAACCTGGTTTACAGGTCAAGTCCAATCCACGGGGAGCGACATACCCTCGAGCAATCGCTAGTGCTTTAACCGCTTGATTAACGGCTCCTGCACCTACGGCTCGTAGTTTTACTTGCCCACCTGAGTACAAAGCATGAGCAATCGCAGAAGCAACGCTTTGAGGGTTACTTCCAGCACTTACACGTAAAAACGCTTCTTCTGAAGCGGGGGTTGGTTCATTAGTCACAATTAGTAGTCCTTTAAGTTCGATTTGTAGTGCCCTACCTACTTATAAAGGTAGAGAAGAAACCCCTAAAAATCAGGCTAAACGTGGTTCATCTCTGTACTTTGGATTAGCCATCTGCTCAATAATCTCTGTTTCAACCTTGTTTATCCCGTTTCCTGAGACTAGACGGGCTAAGGCGTAGGAGTCAGCAGCGTTGTCATCGTTGAACTCAACACCCCACCGTTTATACATCTGTAGGAGCATCTCTTGTTTTTTGGCGTTTCCTTTACCCGCAGCAAACTTCTTTAGGGTCATAGGTGATACTTGCAAAGGGAATATCTTTTCTCTTTCGTATAAAGCAAGTTTAACAATCGCTGCTAACTCCCCTAACTTAAGAGCAGCAGGACTTTGTAGCACACTTCCTTCTATGGATACGTCTAGTAACTCTGCACCATGTTCTTGAATGTAATCTAAAGTATCTTCAAGCCACTCTTTAATATCTACTAATCTTTCAATACCAAAATAGGGAGACTTGTATACCCACGTAAAAAACTCTAAGGGGTTATCTTCGGATAGGGCTGTTAAAGCAAACCCCGTTAACGACTGGTCAATGCCAATGTAAACGTCAGTTTTTCTTGTTAACCCACCGTCAATCGTTTTTGTTGGCACGCAGTTCACGTTCATCTATGACCATCTGCAGTGTGCCTAAGTAACCAGCACCATCAACAATGTTGTCTCGACTATGCTGATGAACCTCTCGGCATATCTTTACCCACGTCATTGCTAACGCAACTTGTTCTTCAGTGACCTCACTATTAAAGATTACAGACCAACCCTTTGCAATACGAGCAAAGTTATCTAATGGGTGGTCGTAGGCTTTATTACGGTCGTTAGTAATTAAACGCTGTGCCTCATATAGAACCGTCTCGTCTACCATTGTGATTTATCTTGTCTGTTGGCTCTAAAGTCAGATGCTCTACGAGTTAGTTCTCTAGAAATTAAAGCAGAATCTCTTTCTAAGTTAAAGAACATTACCTCAATCATTTTCCTATACGCATATAGTGTTTCTAACTCCTCAGATAATTTTATAATCTCAGGACTTCCTGCAACGTCAGCCTTCATAGCAGCAACAGGTGTTTTAGCGGTTGAACTTGACCTTAAAATCATACGTTTTGCGGTTTGTGTGTCTAACAACTTTTCTGCAGCACGTTCATCAATTTGTGCTGCTGCTAACTGAGTAGCAACATAGTTAGTCCACGCAGTTAATTGGCTAAACAGCCTGCTTAACTCTTCACTATCTAAGAGAGTTAAGTCTGTTTGAGGGACTGGGTAAGTAGATTGTGTTGGTGAAATAATAAACCCCTGGTCTAATAATTCTTCGACTGCTTGTTTTGCTGCTTGCCCTAGTTTAAGCGACATTTTCTCCTCCAAATTGTTGGCATGACTTACAACCAAACTTTCCACCAATATTACACTCCAAAGGTTCTTTAGCCTCAACCGCAGCACAGACTATTTTTGCTTTTTCAAATAGTTCCTCAACCATGCCAAAGTCGGCTTTTATAGTAAATTCCATGTAATCTTGGTCAGACTTTAATTCGTAAAGAAAAACAATCTCGTCTACTGGTTGTAGCATTCGTCGCATAAGTTCTAGGTAAATTTGACCTTGAAGCAAATGTGTATTAAACGGACGCTTGATTGACCGCCACGCTTTTTGTACATCTCCCTCGTTCTTGGCTAACAAGTCAGGGGCTTCAAAGCGTAGAGTTCCTGCACCAATTGATTTTATTTCAATTAAACAATCGTTACCAATACCTTTTATCCAGCCATCTGTGTGACCTTGAATTCTTGTTTCAGGGTCAGCCAAGGTAACTTCGCTGTAGTTTAAAAATAGGCTTTTAGCACCGCAGTTTAAACAAACAATTGGCGAGGTAGCAAACATCTCTTTGCTACAAACCATGCAATGCCATTGTCCATGTAAGACACCCATTTCTCGAAACCACGTCTGCCATTTATGATGGATAAAATGTCCTTCATCAAAAATAGATTGTAAACGTAAATTTGGAACTTCTTTTTTAACAGTTACTCCAGTTAATGCAAAGTAAGAGGCTCGTAAACACCAATCTTTTTTTACCATCTCCGAAGGGTGTAAGACGGTGGTAGACCGTGGTTCGGGTGCTCTAGAAAGTAAATGCCTTTCAACATCCCCTACAAGTCTAGGGTTAGTCTTCTTAGCCTCTAGAAACCTCTTTAACTCTGCGTTCATTTAATCCTCTAGTTCTTTAATGTATTGTTCCAACGACATAGTTTTTTTGTACTTCTTTTTCCATTTGCGAATTAAAGCGTTTCTTTCTCGATGAGACAGGCCTCCCCAAATTCCATGTGGCTCATCCCTTTCTACAGCATCCCACAGACAATCTAAACGAACTGGACAGGGCTTGTTCCCTGTGGCTCCAAAACAAAACGTCTTTGCTCTATCTGCAATGACTGTGTACTTTTCTTTATCACGAGGTGGGTAAAAGGTGTCAGTATCTTCTCCGCGACACTTTGCTTTATACCGCCATGTGTAAGACGGTTCATCCATGCTTTACGATTCCTTTTCAACGGTCTCTCTCATTTCCAAGTAATCGTCTTCAAGAAGAACCACGTAGTTCTCCCCATCTAAATGTAAGCCGAGCACGGGTATTCGGCTATCTAGTATTGCCTCTCTCGTAATCTTCTTTAGAACTTCGGACTTGATAGTGACCTGTTTTTTACCAGTCCACTTATGTTCAATTAAAAGTTCTTTAGACCGAACATCTCCCTTTCTTGACCAGAAAGCCCCAGAAGCAGCAGTGCGTGTTCCACCAACTTTTTTGGCTAGACGCTTTTCATGCTTTTGAGATTGTTTTTGTCCCTCAGACCTCACAATGATAATACCTTTTTAGACAGTTCTTCTTTTAGGTCGACCTCTGCTCGAATACTGTCGATTAAAGCCTCGTTTCCTTGCCACTTTCTGTCACCGTAGTAATACCAACCACCCTTTCGTTCCACAATATCGTGGACTACTGACATGGCTGCAATTTCTTTTGCAAAGTCATACTCTCCTGGAGAGCAATCTCCTCCTGGGGCAAAGTAGAAGTCAAAGTAAGCAACTCTTTGAGGAGGAGCAGTTTTATTTTTTAAACTACGAACCTTGATAGTTTGCCCAACACGGACCTTATTTCCACTTGGACCAATCTCAATCCACTCGTCTCTTCTAACCTCACAGCGAGTAAAGAAAGCATAGTTTTTGCCTTCTCCTCCAGGAGTGGTGCGAGGGTCTCCGTGCATTACACCAATCTTCATGCGGTATTGATTAATAATTAAACCTAGTACAGGTCTTTCATCCTCAATCAAACTTCTTTTCATGGCAGAGCCAACAACTCTAAAGAACTTGTTAGTTAGCAAAGCACCGCGTCCTACAGTCATCTCATCCATATTTTTTTCCATCTCGGGCAAAGGAGATAACGCAGGTAAAGAATCAATAACTATGGCATCCACTGACTTTGATTCGGCAAAATCAATTACCGCTTGATAAGCCTCTTCCATAATATTTGTTTCTATAACGATGACTCTGCTTGAATCAACCCCACACATCTCTGCATACTCAGGAACCCATTGTTCAGCAGCAACCCAAACAGTTGTGTAGTCAGGATTTAACTTTTGATTAGCAGCAATACACTTTAATGCGACAGCAGTTTTGCCATGAGAAGACTCACCAATTAATTCATTCCACTGGTTTCCTGGAAATCCTCCTCCAAGGACGTAATCCAATGTAGTAGAACCACTGGTAATGCGAGGAATAATGTCAGCCCTAATATCAGAAGCGACCACGACGACGTTGTTGCCAAATTTCTTATTGAGTTGTGCAACGATTTTCTTTGCTTCATCGTTCATTAATCCACTCTTCCTATAATCCCTTGGGGATTCCAATTGTTAGCCAGGTCATTACCTGCTGCCATTTTTGTCGTGCCTTCTACTTGTGCTCCAGTTAAGGAACCGTAACGACTTCCTGATTGAGAAATCGGATAACCACAATCGTAACAACGAGGTGCGACATTTACGTTAACCGCTAAATAATTATTAGAGTTGCATTCAGGACATTGCTGTGTTTGGTTTACGCTTTGTGCTTTAGAGGGAGTAGGAGGTTGCACTGTAGGAGCAACATACCTTGTCATAGGTTGTTGAGAGGGTGGCATTGGAGGTGTTGGGTCAGGTCTACCAACAGCAGGTCCTTGTCCTTGTAGTTTCTTTGCCCACCAGTCTGAACTCATTTTGGTCTCCTTGGTCCAACGGAAAGTAAGTTTAAATCTACAAGTTGAGAGAGTGAACCACAGATAGCAGCAAAAGCAACTTCTTTGTGAATCTCTTCTAACTTAGCCCAAAACTCTTCAGGCATTTGCATCTCAATATTTTTAGTTCGTTGAAGTTCTGTGGTTCCCTTTGAAAGTGTCGTAGCGTGAGCAATTAATAGGGGGAACAAGTGAAGGATTTTTGATACGCGACGTTTGCTTTCAAACTCTTCCATGTCAGCAACCTCTTTGCTAGTAAAAGAAGTTCCAGCCATGACACTCATACCCCAAGGGTCTTCCATACCAGAGTCTAAAAATAGAGCACGTATCCGAAACATTATCTCTGCGTGCAAAGCATCAATGTCAAAAGAAGGGGCCTTCTTCTTAAAGAACTTCATTTTGCTTGACCCCACTTTTCCACAATTTTCATATCCGCAATAAGCGGAACCACCATGTCAGGCAATCTTACTCCCTCCATGGACTCTTTTATCGCTTCGCCCACTTGTTCGGCTAATGCGTCGGGAGTAACTGTTACGAGTTCATCGTGAACTGTCAAGATAACATTCACGGTAGGTTCGTTTACAAAGCATGAGTGTGCTCTAACCATGGCTAGTTTAATTAAATCTGCAGCAGAGCCTTGGATAACGGTGTTGAAGGCTTGGCGTTCAGCCCTAGACTTTTGCCCAAGGTCTTTACTTAGGATTTCGGGAATGTAGCGTCGTCTTCCTAAAACGGTTGAAACATAGGGTAAAGGGCGTTGTTGTGATGCAAGACGAATCAGTTGATGTCTGTAGCGGTTGATGTCTCTAAACCTATCGTTAAACAAATCCATTAATTGATGGGCTTCTTTTACAGTACAACCAAGTTGGTCTGCAATTTTTTCTGGACCAATTCCATAAGCAATTGCTAGAACTAAAACCTTGCCTGCTTTTCTATTCACACCCATTTTGTCTCCAATAGTAGTGTAAATATCTCCTCCGTCTAAATAGTTCTTAACAAACTCAGGGTCTTTAGAAAAGGAAGCAATGATTCTTGGCTCAATCTGAGAGTAATCAGCAACCACTAACTTGTGTCCTGGAGGAGCGATAAAGAGGTTTCGAATTAACTTGCCGTAAGTTCCATCTGATGGAATATTCTGCAGATTTGGCTCACTACTAGAAAAACGACCAGTCTCTGCTCCATGGGATTTAAAATTTGTGTGCACTTTTCCGTTAACTAAAAGACTCTGTTTTTCAGAGGTTTTAGATTTACCAGCAGTTGTTCTAGTAATTTCACCGCCTGTGTAAGGAGTTACGTAAGTAGTCATTATCTTATTTAGGTCTTGATACTTTAGAATTTCTGCAACTAAAGGGTCTTTTTCTCTGTAATACTCAAGTGCTTCTGCACTAGTTGAGTAGTGACGAGTTGTTAACTCCTCGCCTTTCTTTGAGGCTTCTAAACCTTTAGGAGTTAAAGCAATTTTAATTTTAGTGTTGGGGCGAATTCCGCGTCCACCCTCTGATTTGGGAGTAAATAATAAGGCTTGTTTTTCTGGAATAGAGTTCAAAGCAAACTCTTTGCCCGCTAATTTGTAAGCGTTACCTGTAACCTCAATTAAATCTTTTTCTAGTTTTTTTGACAACAGGGCTAATTCATTTTCGTCCATGTGTGCCCCAGTTAATTCCATATCTGCTAGAACTAACAGTAAGTCCATCTCTAAACGCCATACGGTAAGTAAGTTGTATTCCTTTAACTTAGGCTCGTATACCTTGTATAAATTCCAAGTTGTTTCTGCGTCAATTCCAGCGTAATTAGCCACATCGCTAAAAGAGTGGCGTTCAACCGCTTTTCCAATTCCTTTGACTACCTCTATACCTAATTCACGGGCAGCACAAGCATCTAAGGACAAAGAGTTTTTTGTTCTGTTATCAATGATAAACGCAGCCATTAAAGTATCAAAATAAGGCTTTGAACAAACAACGCCACGGTAATATTTTGCTATTGC